CTAATTCAAATGTAGCTTTACTTTTATTTTCCCAATTCATCCATGGCTCAAACTGTTTTTCTATATGTAATTTAAATTCTTCAATTGTGCATCCTAAAATTTGCACTGATTTATTATTTTTATTTTTTTTTAAACTATCATTAATTAAATTTCTTATATCCAAATTTAATTTTCTCAATTGATTTTGTTTTAATTTTTCATAATAAATTTTATTATAATTTTCAATTTTTTGTCTATATTCTTTGTTTTTATTTATAATAATTGTTCTATTATTTTCATAATATTTTTTGTTTTTATTTTTGACTTTGTTTGCATTATTCAATTTATAAAGTTTGTTTTTTAGCAATCTTTCTTTTGTGTTTTTTGCATATGCATTATAATTGTAAATTTTTATTTTTTCGCTATTGGCATCACGCCAATTTTTGTGATCATGTGTAATTTTTTCTTTATTATTTTGACGCCAAAGTTGCATATATTCTGCTTGTTTTTCTTTACTTTTAAAACCCATATCATTTCTCCTGTTTTATTCTACGAAAAAACCCACCCTGAAAATCAAGGTGGGTTAATTAGATTCTTTAAATTTAAGCTCTTTCCATTTCTTCCCATCTAGATTGCGCATCTTCGTATTTTGCGCTACTGATATCACTGTACACATCTTCAATTTTTTCAAACCAGCTGGACAAGATTTGTTTTTTGGTTTTTTCCATAATTTTTAGTTTGTCCGAATCAACTCGCCAAGTCGAATAATATTGGATCGCATGAATGGTTTCATATGCCTGCCAAGCGCCATGATGACTGCTAAAATCCAATTGACATAGTTCATCGGTGCAGGTTTTTATTAATTTGAATTGTGCTGCTTTCCAAAAGGAATCCTTGTGAAAACTAATTTCTAATTTTGGCAGTTTTCTCAGTATTTTTTTGCAAGGACCTTTATAGTCTGAACCTAAAGCCACAACCATGCCTACAAATGCTTCTTTTTCGCCTCTGGGCAAGCTAACAAGGTCACCAATCTCCACAGCGATGTCGGTACTATAGGTGTAGCGACTGTTAGCATTTAGAGGCTCGACAATTATTTTTTTGGAAGAAACGGCAGGTTTGCCAACCAAGCCCATGGTCACTGTGACGCTGTATGATTCAAACATTCCATGGCCCTCATCAGGGAAACATCCCCCTTAAACACTTCTTGCGTTTAAGGGGGCCAGTCACCTAGAACTTCCTGTTCTGCATGTCAGTGTAGCATGCCTTGTGCAGTTGTCAACAAAAAAATCCCACCTTGCTAAAACAAGATGGGATCGGAGGCACTCAGAGGAGTTTTTTAATTAACCAATTTTTTCAATGCTGTGTTTGTTAGCTGTTGCTAACACACCAGTAAATTTATCATACAAGGCTTTTGCATTAACACTATCAGTTGCTTGTATTTCCATTGGGGGCAAGCCCGGCAAGGATACTCTAAAAGTGCCTGCAGTATCATTGTCACCACTTTTTAATGCAGTGGGCAATGCATTTACATTTTCAATTAAATTATCAAATTCATTATTTTTCTTAGCCATCTTAATCACCTCTTAAATATATATAAGTAATCCCCCAAAATTCTATCAGGAATTCTGGGGGATTGGTCAACCTCGGGAGAAGATTGTTTGGTTAGGATACAGCGCCGTACGCTACATAGCGGGGATCCATAATACCTGCCTTGGACATGGTCACAGCACGATAAGTAGCAATGATATCGTTTTGGATAGACCAAGTAGAAGGTTGAGGCAATGTATCGACGGTGAGCGGACGGAAGGTCCTCATCGTGAAGGCTTTCTTAAAATCGCCTAGAATCATGAAGTTTGCGCCATCAGCGTAAGGAACGCTATTGCTGTTAAGAACATTCTGGGTCCAGATATCGCTTAGGATTTGATACTCAGAGCTAACCAATGGGTTAGAAGCATAAGTATCGAATCTGTTAACTGCTGGATCATAGTTGCCATAACGAACGTTTTGGGCTCCAATGATAGAACGCACTTTATAGAGCGCCTGAGGAACAACCAAAATTTGCTTGTTGTCAAGCAATTGAATTGGCAATCCACTCACTGGATCAAGTTGATTGAGGATGGTCTGCTCAAGTTGGTTAACAGCTTGAAGTGAATCAATGCTAAAACCAGTAACCTTGTTTACAAACGGAGCGTTTGGAGTTGCTGCAGTGTAGTAGGTATTGAGGTTAGTCTCATTAAAGATATAAGACTGATCATATCCCAAAACTACATTTAGAATATCATAAATCTGATTGACTCTAACCATTTGGCCTATCATTTGAGCTTGCTGAGTAAGTTCATAGGTCTTATCAGTATATACTGCTTCATATGATAGATTCATGAGACTTCCCCACTTCTTAATGGCGGGTAATCTCACGCTTTGACTTTTCACTAGATTAGAAGGAAAAGTAGCGCCTTCGTCAACAGACTCACCGATATTATAAGGAGAAGAATAGTATCCTACTACCTCACTACCGATGTTCATGTTTGACACACCGATTTCGGTGACCAAGTCAAAAGCTACGGACTTTTGTAGTTCATAAGCTTTCTTGATAATTGATAGGTAGAGCTGACCAAGAATACCGACAGAGACAGCGTTTGAGGCGCTGACAGATTCGGGGCCTTCGGTTAGTCTACGGGTGGCAAACTGTTCTGCCCAATCTGGACCATGAAAGGTCTCCATTAGGCGTCTAACAGACCAGCCTTTGGTGACATCTAGTTTGTTCTCTGAAATGGCGTCGGTTAGGCAAGCTAAAGTTTGCTCTCTGCCCGAACTTTCCATTACTTTCTTTAATTGTAATTCGAATGACATTTGTATAATCTCCTTGTATAATTAGCGGGCAAAAGGCACAACTGTAGGTAGCAATCTGAACGTGGCAGTAGTCAAACTAGTGCCGGGTTCAACGACAACACCTACGGCAGCGGCCTTGGTGGCGACTTTGACAACAATTTGAGATAGGAGGTTGTTGCTAGAAGGATTCTTAGCAAGACCTAAAAAGTCTCCAATTTTTAGGGTGGTAACGGTCTGCAATGGTGCATTGTAGGTGCCGCTGGTGGAAACAACAATTGATTCTACGTTGCCGTTGCCATAAACCTGAACATCGCCAAGTCTTTTATACTGTGGAATGTGACCGGCAAAAGCTGTTGCAAAATCAGTCTGGGTTGTGACCAAATCAGTATCCCAAGTAAAATCTGCACCTGAAACAACAAGGCCTGCAGCATCAAATGCGGCTAGATCACCAATGTTGTATTCGAGGGCAGGATCAAAAGGTGCGGAGATCGGATTTGACTCCTCACGAATATAGATACACTGTTGAACTGCCATTATTTAGCTCCTTAATTTCTTAACTAGTTCATCTACTGTTAGGGTTCTGTGGCCTGAGGCAACTTCGCCGCTAAAAGATATGGGTGTTCTTGTGCCGGTAGCAATGTTCTTCCTATCCGTCACTAGATGTTCCCATTTTGATTCATTCACAGAAACCAACACATCGATGAAGGCTTCTGTTATTAACTTCTCATTCAATCCCGATTTGACACAGAATTCTTTAGCTTTACCCAAAGCCTTCTGTTGTGCTTCTTTAATTCTGTAGGACTCTAGTTCCTCAAGAATCATTTTGAAACCTGTTTTATTAGTTTTCTTAAGTGACTCTTCAGCTTTAACCTTATCATCCTCATCGGATTCATCTAAACCCATAACATCGGATGTAAGGCCTTCCTTTTTCGTTTCCTTGTCGCACATCTCAGTCTTTTTGCAAAGACCCATGACGGCTTCAATTTTTTCCTTGACATCAATATCAGCGCCAAGAACTGCTTCTAGAGCTTCTTTAAGATCTGCATTATAAGCTTCAAGTGTTTCATACTTTTTGCTTTTCAATGCTTCCAATCTTGATTTGTGGGGAAGGTCTTTATCATCATCTAAAGCTTCCTTCATATCCTTATCATCACACATTGCTTCCATGTGATGAACTGGAACCTTGTTAGACTCAACGGTAGTATGGGGCATGTCACTAACAAGTTCCACACCTCCACTAGCATCTTTTTTCTTCATTACACTCTCCAAAATTTGGGTATAAGACTCAAATATATTCCTGTTAGTAGCTGGCACACAAACAACATCAGTGCTCTCAACTTCTTCAATACTCTGCACTGTCTCAGTGCCATCTCTTTCCATCTTTGTTCTACATAATGCCGCATGGCTTAAACCAAGAGCATCAGGTTGGGTTTCAACAAAATACTTGAATGCAGCTGCATAAGGATGAGCAGGGTTATACATCAAGTCACCCCTAATACCATCCTCTTCCAACCTTACATTCTTAATCTGTCCAAACCTATCTAATACAGACCTTATTTCATTAGGCTTATGATCCAAGTTGACCACACAGCCCTCATATTTTTCTAGCGCATTCCTCATTGTACTCAATGGGTATATTCTGCCATTCTTACTGTATATACCAAGAACCTTTACGTTCTTAATTACATTGTCTTGAATATTGGCTGATTCAAGCAATTCTACAGATTCAGTGATAGTTTTATTTTTTCTCATACCTATTACATATATGACATTATGTCAACTTATTTTTGAAATCTAATAACAATTCATCATAAAATTCATTAGTTATTTTATATTTTTTGGTAATTTCGCTTTTTTTATAATTCTGTATTACCATAATTAATATGTCAATCTCAAGTATAGTATAGTGAAAATTGATATGGTCTTGCAGCAATATAACAAATTCTTCTGTTTCATTTTGCTTGTCTTCTATCTTTTCTGGTATATCCAAAAGCAAAATTTTTCTTTCGTGTTGCAATCTTTTTGTGCCAATTAAACTTCTATAAATCCTTCCAAATATATATAATCGAGCAAAAGCGCCTAACGATACATTTTTAGATGGATCAAACCTTTTTTTAGCCATTAACAAACCATACCAGCCTTCTTGTATAGCATCTTCAAGTTCAATGCTTGAATTCATTTTTGAAAAATAAGATGCTATGTTTTTGACCAGTGGTTCATATTTCAAAATTTCATCATTTTGGTTTGATGGATCTTGTTTTAACGGACTTTTTTTCTGCGGGTTTTTTTTCTGGGATTTGTTGTTCGGCATTATCCTCCACAGGTTCTGTAAACAATTCATTTATAATGTCATCAGGCAATACAGGATGGTATTGCTTCATTAGTTTTTTACCCGCTTCTGGTGTCACTCCAACTGCCTTAATTGCCGCCACACTTTTCAAAATGTTTTCTAATCCATCATCATTCTGACTTTGCTTTTTCTGCTCATCATATTCCATACCTTGTTCAGCTGCTATTGTATTGCTGCTCTTAATTCCCATATCCCAATAAATCTTATTAGTCTGCGCTTCCTCATATGGTTCCCTCGTAATTAAACTAGGACCAGTAGGAACGATTTTTAAATCGCTAAGAGCATTGGTAGGCAACAATCCCTTTTTAACAGCTGTGGTTATTTGCTTCCATAACAAACTTTGGTGAGGCTTGGTTCTCTTAGAAGCAAAGAAGTCGCCAACACGTTTTTGATATAAGCTAAAAGTCCTATAACTTGGACTCTCAGCCACCAAGTGACTAGCATATGCAGAACTTTCCAACTTTTGTGTCAAGTGCGCCTCAGAAATACCAAAATTGGCTGCAATGGCTCTTAGATTAACCAACAATGTAATCTCAGCCTCAGCACTATCTAAATTCTGTTGTGGGAATTCATACTCGACGTTTGCACTGCTGGTAAGAATACTACTGTTAGGCAATGTTTCAATGTTTAAAGGTTGTTGACCCGGTGCTGGATTTGTCACAGTTACATTCGTTGTCTTTGCCAATAAAGCATCTATTCCCTCAGGCGGAGCATTATCAATTTTACGAATCATACTTACTTTTGATCTGCTAATTGCCAAGCTAACCATACTATTCAAAATCTGCTCAGCATTCATAAAGTTTTGATACACAGGGAAGAATAGACTAATGCCTCTTTTTGAATTACTATAAGTTCCGGCTTTATCATAATTAATATCATCAGCTGGCACTAAAGATGGCAGATAGGAAACACCTGTATCACTAAGTTTGTCACAAATCCAGTAGCCGACTACATCGTGCAAATCGTCTTTTCTACAAGCAATGCCAAAAGACATATCAGGATCATTAGTATCACTTGGGGGCAAAATAAGATCGTTTTCTACCCACCTTAAATCTAAAAGACCATCTGAGTTCTCAAATATCCTACAACAAGCTTCACCTTCTACTACAATTCTATATATGTATTCTAATTCCATCTGTTGGAAATTATTTTTTTCTACACATAAATCAACAAGCTCTTGAGCAAGTGAAACTAATTTTGAATTAACGCCATCTTTGGTAGGTGTGACTTTATATTTAAAACCTTCGCCAACACAGAAATCTTGAAAAATAGTAATGACAGCTTGGGCAAATTCATTGTATGCATAAATATTTCTGGCTTGTTCTCTGACCTGTTTAAGCTGCCAGTTGGTTAAATAAACCTGTTTATAATAACCTGAAAGATTGTTGTATTGAGCTGCAGTAGAATATGGGTTTACACCTGAAGCATTGCCCATATAACCATATGGCCAATAACCTGAAGTGAAACTCTGAAGGCTATATGGAAAAAAGTCCATACCCTGACCAGCAGTAGGACCGGGTATTACAAAGTTTTCTTTTACAAATTTTTTGGCCATAATTATATACCTACCTAGTTGTTAAATGACTATTTCTCATCCTCTTTAGTCGATAACATAATTAACTTTGCACCGGCCAATATCCAAACCATACTGCAACACATAATAATATTAAATTTGACTATATCCCATACTTGATCAGCAAACCATCTAGCTAAGTCGGTTTCCATGCTATAATTCCCCAATTTGTTAATACTTCACCATCTTTTTCATTCCACCATTCCCTCATAAACTGTTTGCAACGTATCTTGCATTCACCTTGAACGGGACAGTTGTAATATATAGAATAATCTGCTACATATTTAGCAACTACATAATGGTCTTTTTGTAAACATATAATGGGAACTTTATAATCCATGAAGTGTTTAAGATGAGCATAATTTAAATTGCCAGCAATAACATGCATGCCTTTTTCTCTCAAGAAACTTTCAATAGTTCTAACTTGCACACCATCTATGCTATTGCTCAAGCTTTCTAAGCCTCTTTTATTAATCTTGAAGTATTCCAATACCATTTCAACACAAGCAACGCCACAATCTGTACTTTTTTTCTGCAATATAGAAGGTAAATTATATTTCTTCATGATTCCCCTATATATAGATTAGCGTTTGAAATGACTTTCAAAAACGGGTTTTTCAATTAAACATGCCAAGCCAAAAGAATCACCGAAATCTGGTGAACGACCTAAACGTTTTATAATTTTTTCTTTAGATTCTAAAATTATTTGAGATTTATTGTTTACCTCAAAACAAGGCATTCGTAATTCCTGCAGCAATAATTCTTGTTGTTGTTTTGGCAACATAGCGATACTTAATGCTTTTTTTCGGGCTAAATCCCTTGCTCTCACCCATATTTCTGAACGCTTTCCTTGTACGTATGCTTCAATATCTTCAGACGCCTTCTTATTATTAATAACCTCAATAAAGTTATATTTATCGTTTTTAGTTCCAGCCAAGTCAATAACTCCTGCTCCAAGACCTGATCCATCAATATTGCATGGAATATTGTATGGAGATAGGGTTTTTGTGCCGTATTTTCTGCATAATTCTTTTATTTTTTCAGCTGATTGGACTATAGAAAAGCCTTTATAAGCTTGAACTTCTACTATGTTGGGCCCCCTACGTACCACAAATACAGTGCTACAGCTACCATAACGGGCAATATCAGCGCCAATAGTAACAAGGTAGTCTTTGTGATCGGGAATAGGGAGTAAAAGGTTTGCAAGGTCTTGTTCTGAGTAGAGTGAGAAATCGGATTGACTGGGGTATTTGCCTCTAATTTGGACATCAAAAATCGGATTCTCGCTGATATAATTCTTGCCCTCAAACTGAAAAGCCTTGTCGATTTCATGGGAATCGGCGGGTCTACAGTCAAGTTTAAGTCTTTCTTTGACCGTATTATACGTAATGGCACCCTCAATGACTTCTCGCTTTTCAACGATATTTGGGTGCGTAAGTGCCGACATGCTGACAATGTTATATTTACCAGTTAGGGCCTCCAAATACATAGGAGATGACTTGTTATATGGATTGCCAATGGCTAAAAAGTAATGGTTCTTTTTGCCTGACTCAAACATGCTATGGGCTCTATCCCAAAATATTTGATCAACACTGGCACATTCATCAAAAATGATTAATATACCGCCTTTGGAGTGTTTTCCCTGAAAAGCATCACCAGAGTTGGTCGCATAACCATTTACCCACCAGCCTGAATTTTTAAACAAGCTATTGGCTTTGGGAGCGAAGTCCTTGCAATTAGGCATTATTCTCCGCATTTCCTTAAATATAATTTCGGAAATTTGGCGGTTAACAGGTGCCGTTATTAATCCAATTGAGTCAGGATGTGTATCATAAAACCAACAGGCTAATAAAGCAGCAAGTAGAGACTTGCCCACTGAGTGAGCACTCTCTACTATTGTTGGTCTGTTAGTCAGGACGTTTTCTAAAACACGTATTTGGTCAAGGGTAAGGGTAATACCCCTGAATTTTGCATACTCAATTATGTTAGATGGGACTGCTTGTTTCTGTGTACGGGTTTTCTGGAGGGAGCAAGCAATTTGTGTCAATCGTTCTGCCTGTTTGATTAGCTTCAAGTAACTCATGAATTATATTTTTCAGTTGTTTCATTTGCTTCTGCACAATTTGGAACTCCCATCTATGAACGGCAATGTTCCAGTGCTTAAACTTACGCTCTAAATACCAAGCCTTCCACTTTTCATCCTTGCTGTTAACAAGACTGTTAACACATGCACTTTCAACAAAAGCTTCAGCTTCAATTACCTTTTTTGCAAAAACTTGATATTCAGGTCTTGGGTCTTTCATCCACCTGACTAAAGCTTTGTCGTTAATACCAGCTTCTTTACAGGCTGTGATTCTAAAATTGCCTTTACGAATACTGTTAAGAATTACAGTTTGCGTATCAGCGTTAAATTTACAATTGTGCTTACTCATAATCGTCTATATCCTCATCTTCGATATCTAAAGCCATCAAATCATCAATATGTTTTTGTCTGTCGTAAATATCAAAAAGAATGTTCGCCAAATTAATTGCTGCGTTGCCTTTAATTAATGGATCGTTATTAGCGTTAATAATTCCAATTAGAGCTTCCAAGCTTACTTTCATTGCATCATGAATGTCGCTGTCTCTGAATTGCATGTTTATCCGTTGAATACAAAAATTGATATATGACCACCAACATTGGCTGCACCACTGAGATTTAAAATTAAATCATCATTGGACTGCACTGTCTTAAACAAGCCAATAGGAGAACCAACACCACCAGATAGGAAATTACTAGTAGTTGCAATGCCACCTGAAGCCAATATAGGCATCGGGCCAGTCAAATCAGTAGTATTACTCTTAAACTTAATCGTAATATTGGCATCAGTCAAAAGCGTATAACTAACCACCATAAAACACATGTTGGGATAAACGGAACCAGCTAGGATAACATTGTCTCCAGAAGCGGTAGCGAATATAGGCAAGTATTTCATCATGTCAGTTTTTCTCCTACTTTATATATGACGTTTAATCAATTTCTGTAATTTTTAAATCAATATTTCTGGTTGTTAAATTGCTAATTTCAATTTTGGAATTATCAATGAATAAAGGTTGCATAACATCATGCACCAAACTTTTAACTCTACATCCAGAGTCTTCATAAATTACAGTAACGTAATTTCCCATAAATTCTGGTATGTTTAATCCAAGTGTCATAGGATATGGAGCAGGATCTAGACTATTGTAATGCACTGCAAGGTAACTTTTTGTGTCCTCTTTGCCTAACAGCTTAATTGAACAACTTGTAAACCCAGTTCCTTTATCGTCTAACACCCATTTCCACCCAGCGTTATTAGCTGGAATAAACATCTTATTCTTTTTCAATGGCAGAAAAAAAACATGCGAAAACCATATAAATTTCGCAAGAACATCCGTAATTTGAATGCTAATTTTGTCTTTGTAGACTACATTTTCATTATATTTTACGTTTAATGCTTCCATAATTTTATATAGTTTTAGGCATTGAATTTCTGAACATACTTTTGTCGTTCCAAAATTTTGCTTACGATTTGATTGCGTGTTTGCGCTTCTGGTGGTAAAGTATAACACAAAACGCCTTCCAACCCAAGAACCAAATTGTAAAAATCCATAAAACCAGAGTTTTTAATATCGGCTTGCGCTGAATCACCAGTAAAAATAGTTTTGCATTTCTTGCCATGCCTTGTTGCAACAGTCATCATTTGATGAAAAGTTGCATTATTCATTTCATCAGCAATTACATAACAATCATTGAATGTTCTGCCTCTAAGCATTCCTAAAGGTTCAAATCTTAATGCTTCTTGCACTCTTTTATAATCTTGTCCTTTTAAAGGACATGTTTGTTCAATGTTATCCAGCAACGGCAAAAGCCACGGGTGTAATTTATCCGATAAAGTGCCGGGAATAAAACCATGCTCATCACCACCTGTATGAATGCATGGTCTAGTCATATGAATTTTATGAATTCTTCTAGATAATAAAGCTTGAATGGCAGCTGTAATTGCAATAAATGATTTAGAAGTTCCTGCTTCACCAGCTATAACTATGATCTCATTTTTTGGATTTTGTATTTGTATAAACAAATCTTTTTGAAAATCATTTAAAAAACTAAAATTAAATTTTCCATTTTGGTCAGGCAAACAAGCATCAGGTGGTTGTAATTCGTTTGTAATTTTATTTTTACGGCTCATATTACCTTTATTCTGTTAAATTGCAGGCAAATCTTCTTTTCTGCAAGAACCGGGACTATATGGTTCTTTTCCCGCCACCGGCTCATAACCTTTCCAACATCTTTCTTCTTTTCTAGCAGTACTATCTACAAAATTCTTCAGTTTGTAAAGAGTTTTGAACAACATAAATATCATAGCCTCAATTTCATTAACAAAAAAGCCGTAAGTTTCCATGTCTCCAGCCATTTCACCCTTCGCCGTCATCAATATTCCAACATAATCCATCACACAATCTATAGAATTTGTTTTTGGTTCTGCATGCACAATGTCAAAATCAATGTCCCCATCAAAACCTTGCCAAGCCTCTAAAAAACTGTCAAGCCACTTCAATTGAAATTTATAAAGTTCTTCCAGTGCTATATGCTCAGGATACGATTTAGTCTTGAGATGAAGCATATGCAATTCATCTCTAAAGGCAAAACTTTTTGAAGCAAATTCTGTTATTTCCATGTCTACCTTTTAAATGACTTAAGTGGGTGTCGGTGTGGGGAATCCAGCTTGAACTCCTTGAGCTGACATACTATTTGAACCCGGTACCTGTTCACTAAACCTGAGCCAAGTCTTAGTGTTATCTATCATAACCGGGCTGCTTTGGGCAGTAGCAAAAGTATTCAATGAAAGATTAGCATTCAAAGCTCCTACAGCCCACAATGTGTTGTCGGATTTAATCATAAATACTGTAGTTGCACATGGCTTTACATCAATCCAAGGACCACCAATCATTTGCACCCAACTTGATTTGCTGATAACAGTCCCATCTCCAATTGTTCCACTTGTATTTGATCCCGTTGACCAAATGTTCCCAGCATTATCAAGAATAAATGTAATTGTTGAACCACCTGCAATCTTCTGGATGGTATATGCACCACCAATTTGAATAGGTGAAGAAGCAGGAATAACATTATTTAAACCAAATTGACCAGTGCTATTACTGCCACAAGTCCAATAAGTATTATTATTCTTCTTGGCAATAAAGTTAACAGTTCCTACTGTAACATCTACCCAGTTTGTATCAGCACCAATTTGAACAAATTGAGAACGATTTATAAGGTCACTTTTACCTAATTGACCTTGTCCATTAAACCCACAAGACCACAATCTACCAGAACTATCAAGAGCTACTTGGCAGTTTGAGAATCCAAAAGATTCTACCCAATCAGTTTTGCCAAGTGATTCTTGAACAGGACTACTAGCATTAATTATTGTATTATTTGCAAGTCCACCATTTGCACCTTGACCAGCACTCCACAATGTTCCGTTAGGGAAGATTCTGGTTTGAACGTTTGATATGCCAAAAGATGCAAAATTAGCACCAGTTATTTGAACTTGACTGCTCTGATTTACTGTTGAATTTATGCCCAACCTACCGTATGAGTTTAACCCTGCTTGCCATAAAGTGCTGTCTTGTTTTCTAAATAGACCGTTGTTTCCTATTGCCACATCAGCATAAACACTAGATGGATAGAAATTATTCAATGCATTTATATTAACGGCAAGTCCGTTGCCCATTTGACCATTTGTTCCTACACCCCAACCCCACCAATTTAAGACTTCAGGGGTTGCAGAAGGAGTTGGTGTAGGAGTAGGACTTGCTGTTGCTGTTGGTGTTGGCTGAGGTAGTCCATTTGCATATGCAAATGTTTGGGGTTGGAATGTTCCTCTGATCGAATTGAAATATTGCCAGCTGAATGTATTGTCTAACATTATAGGACTGGAAACATTCACAAGTGATGCATTTAATAATGGAGAACCACCACTGCCAACTCCCCATAAAGTATTATCAGTCTTTATAAACAATATATTGCTTCCATTAGCACAGGCATCTAGAACACCAGATGCTATTTGTGTATAGGAACTTCTAGGTGTAATATCATTTAGTCCTAATTGTTGTTGTCCAGTTCCCCATAAATTGCCACTCGTATCAAGCAGAATTATTCCACCCGAGCTACCAACAATTTTACTTATAGTTTTATCCGATACTACTTGAACAGGACTGCTCTTGCTTATATTGGTTCCATCACCAATTTGACCTAATGTATTGAGTCCCCAAACATAAACAGAACCATTAGTTTTAAGGGCAGCAGAAAATGCATTACTTACAAAAGTACTAGACCAATCTGTTCCTGCACCTATTTGTGTAAATGTAGATTTTGCTACATTTAAAGTATTTAATCCTTGATTGCCACTTGAGTCAGAACCAACTGTCCACAATTTGCCAGCACTATCAATTGCTAATTGTGATGCACTTCCAATAAAATGAGTCACCCAATCTGTTTTACCTAAAATTTCTTGAACAGGAGTGCTTGTATTCAAATTTGTAAGATTTATGGCTGCAGATCCTTGACCGGCAGCACCCCAAGTCCACAATGTTCCATCGGCTTTAATACCACTAGACATGTTGACATTACTTATTGCTCTTGTCCACGAACCTGTTGCTTGAACCATGCTTGAACGAGGTATTACATCTCCTAATCCTAATTGAGCAGATGTATTGCTACCACAAACCCACAAAGTGTTGTCTGCTTTTAAACCAAAGAATGCAGTTCCAATAGCTATTTGTGTGAAATCTGATGGTTGTGGATTGTAAAGTCCAGTAACTTGGTTTGTATTACCTATCGATAGAGAACCACCTGTGTTTGATCCCCAACCCCACCAAGCACTAACTGTGCCAATTGTAGGACTTGGGGTAGGAGTTGCAGGTGCTTCTGAGGCACTTGGAGTCGGACTAGGTGTTTCACTGGCACTCGGACTTGGTGTTGGACTTGCTGTTGCTGGTGCAACACTCGGACTTGGTGTTGGACTAGCCGTTGCTGGCCCAATAGTTGGCTGAGGTGTAGGTCCCGGATTTGTCCACTTGCATTGTAGATAATCAGACACTTGTGTAACTTCTGCTGCACTTAGCTCTCTGTCGTATACTATAACTTCAAGAACCTTAGTGTTGGCTGGTTCATTAGCATTTGCACCTGCACCACCAAAGCAAACCTGTGCCCAGTTGCTTGTGCTGGTTGGGGTACCACTAGTTCTATCTGTGCCATCAACATAATACTTAATTGCATTGGCAGCAGACTTAGTCATGATGCCGTTGTGCTTGCCGGTTCCTGATTGATAACCAGAAACTATAGATGCTCCATAGAAGCAACCAATAGGAGTAGGTCCACCATATTGATTCAAACTGATAAGTGCATTAATTGAACTAGATTGAACTGTTCTGTGACTTGGACTAATTGAGGCTGGTGCATCTTCCATAACCACTATTGTACAAGCCCCAGAAAGGCTATAAGCACCATTAGTTGTCATGCCATCAGCATTTGCCCCAGCTGTATTGTCAAATAGAACGTAACTTCCAGCAACAGTGCCATCTGAGAACCAAGTGGGTTGTTTCACACTTGTTGCCTGTTGCATACCAGTCCATGTAGCATTCGTTGTGCTATTGCCCCAGCTAGATACTTGAACACCATTGGTAGGAGTGCCACCATTGATCTTGCTTGTATCACTTGCATCAAACCAACCTACCATTCCACTTGTCACAGGCAATGGCACTGGTGTGCATGTTGCCGTAGGAGATGGAGTAGGACTTGGTGATGGACTTGGTGTTGGTGAAGGTGTAAATGTCGGTGTTAAAGTCGGTGATTCACTAGGACTTGGAGATGGTGTAGGACTTTCCGTTGGAGTTGGGGAAGGACTCTCACTAGGACTTGGAGTCGGACTTTCCGTAGGTGAAGGTGTAGGACTTTCACTAGGGCTAGGAGATGGTGTAGGACTTTCCGTTGGAGTCGGTGTAGGACTCTCACTAGGACTTGGTGTTGGGCTCAGAGTAACTGTCGGGGTTGGAACATTGGCTTGTCTGAAAGCAAACACACCCGATTGAACACAATCTAAGTCAATCCAATAGTTATCAGCAATTACTGTTTGAACCATGCTGCTTTTATTTAAAGCAAGACTAATTCCTAACATTCCTGTTCCAGCAAGACCACATCCCCATAATGTTCCATCAGTTTTAACACCAATAATAACACTTCCTCTACTCCTAGCAATTCTCCAGCTGCCAGCTATTTGAACAGGACTTGAACGGGATATGATATCATTTTGACCCAGTTGACCCGAACTGTTAAAACCCCAAACCCATAATTCATTGAGTGTGTTTAAAGCACAAACACTGCTTTGCATAGTGCCTTCAACCCAATTGTTTGCTGTGCCAATTTGTGTCCAAGAAGACCTATTTATAGTATCTCCTAGACCCAATTGACCAACGGAATTGGTTCCAGTTGACCACATAGTGCCATCGGTTTTAAATGCTAAGAAGTTTGCTCCACCCCAGTTAGTCACAATTTTCCAGTTAGTATCAGTTCCATATTGTGTGAAACTGCTGTATGAAACTTGTAGGGCAGATCCAAAGCTGCCAGACAACCATAATGTTCCGTCATTCTTAACTAAAGTCGTGCCTATATTACTGGGAGCTTGTCCTATGTTTGTCCAACCAGTTTCAGTGACTAATTGTATTGGGCTACTAATTGTATCAAAAATTGATATAATATTACCCAATGCAGATGAACCATTACTGCCCCATCCCCACAAAGTTCCATCTTTCTTGATAGCCAAACTATTTGTATTACCAATAAGTATTTGACTCCAATTATTCTCAGTTCCTAATTGGACAGGACTAGAATAATTAATTACATTATTTAAACCTAAACTGCCTTGAGTATTATTGCCCCAAACCCATGCTGTTCCATCTGATTTAACAATGCCTGCATTACTTCCAGCAACACTATACGGTGGATTTACTCCAACATATTCACTACTTTGTGATTGGAATGTAGGAGTAAAACGAGTTATTGTATCATTTAAACCTAACTGACCATTTGCATTACTGCCCCATGCATACAAGTCGATCAGAGTTGTAGGACTTGGACTTGGTGTTGGAGTAGGACTCTCAGAAGGACTTGGTGAAGGAGTCGGACTTGGTGATTCACTAGGTGAAGGAGTCGGACTTGGTGATTCACTTGGTGAAGGACTTGGAGTAGGACTTTCAGTCACAGTAGGACTTAATGTTGTCGTTGGAATAGGACTTTCACTAGGACTTGGTGTAGGTGTCGGTGTACTAGCAATAGTTGCTGTAGGTGTAGAAGTTGCAGCATTAATCCTTACAATTCCAAAGCTAGTTCTGTTGTTTGCACTGCATGTAAACCAGTTTAGTCCACCAGATACCAAAACAGGACTGCTTTGATTTTGAGTTGTATTGATTCCTAATTGGCCTGCAGAACCAGTTCCCCAGCCCCACATAGTTCCATCAACCTTACGTCCCAACATTGAAGCATAGCCACATTCAATTTGATTCCATGTGGTTTCACTACCAACTTGTACAGGACTACTACGGTTAAATGCAGAACCAATATTTGAACCCAATGATCCGTTGGTGTTTTGACCCCATGTCCAAAGTGTACCATCACTCTTTATTGCACCTACTGGCCAATAATCTGCACTGACTTGTGTCCAATTGCTATTAGTGCCAACTTGTGTCCAACTAGATCTATTAATTGTATTGTTAATACCCAAACTGCCATTCGTATTAATACCACAAGACCATAATGTGCCATTAGTTTTGATAGCCAAGGCAAATCTTTGACCAGATACTGCCACACTAGACCAGTTCAAGTCTGCACCAACCTGAACAGGACTACTACGATTCACTGCATCTATAAATCCTAGCTGTCCGGCACTGTTGTTACCCCAAGCCCACAAACTACCATTAGTTTTAATTGCAAATGCACTATCAAATGCAGCACCACTATAGAACCTAGATACATAAACTCTTGACCATGTATTGTCAGCACCAATTTGAACAGGACTAGACCTACTAACAATATCATTTAGACCCAATTGTCCACTACTATTATTGCCCCAAGCCCAAAGTGTGCCGTTAGTCTTGACACCAATTGTAAATCGGTCATTCATAACCCATGACCAATCAGAAGAAACTCCTACTTGTGTAGGTGTAGAACGATTAATTATATTATTTTGACCCAACTCACCACTACTATTTAGACCCCACATGTATAGGGTGCCATTATTCTTTACACCAGATATTGAATCTCCACCACTAGGAATAGTTGCCCAATCAGATACTGCAATGAAGATTGGTGTGGACCTTTGTGTAATACCACCTTGTGTATTATTAGAATACTCACCAGTCGTGTTATCACCCCAAACATAGAATTGATCTGCCAAAGGTGCAATGCTAGGTGTCGGTGTTGGTGCAGTGCTACTCGGTGTAGGTGGTGCAGGTGTCGGTGTTGCTGTTCCCGTAGGTGCAGGACTACTTGTCACTGTTGGTGTCAATGTGTTAGTCGGAGCAGGTGTCGGTGGGAACGTTGCTGTAGGAGTCGGTGTAGGACTTAATGTTGCTGTCGGTGTAGGTCCAGTTCCACTCGGTGTCGGTGTTGGAACAGCATTGCCTATCAATCTAATCGTATTATTATTTGCTGCTCCCTGAACAGCAAAATTCAACCACTCATAGCCAACATTGCCAAGCTGAATCAAACTACTTGCATTACCATTGCCGGGCAAACCATTTCTAGTTAATAACTTGCCACTTAAATAACTACCAGCTCCCCACAACTTATTGTTAACATCTATAGTATAAATATTATTTATAATTGGATAATAATAATTGTATGTTCCTAACAATACCGGACTACTTCTATTAATTACATTGTTTTGAGCTAGTTGACCAGAAGTATTTACACCCCAACCCCAAACTGTTGAATCACCCTTTTGAGCATAGAAATTATTATAACTAGCATAAATTGTAGTCCATGTATTGTCTGAACCAACTTGCACAGGACTACTTCTAGAAACAGTAACATTATTCCCCAATACTCCACTTGTGGCTGAACCCCATGTCCAGAGAGTGCCATCAGTTTTAATACAACCAGCTGTCAAATAGCCAGCTGCAGGTAGTTGCCAATCCGTTGCAGTGCCAATCTGTGTAGGAACACTTACATTGGCAACATTACTTATCCCTAATTGACCACTACTATTATTGCCCCAAGCATATAGTCTGCCCAATCTAGTAGCTAAAACAAACTCATAACCAGCCGAAACATAATCCCACACTTCACTAGTTGCTTCTCTAACAGGACTAGTTCTGCTAATAGTTGTATTATCACCCAATTGACCTGAAGTATTTTGTCCCCATGACCACAAGCTACCATCTTGTTTTGTAGCAACCATAAACTTATTGCCAGATGAGATCTGTTCCCATTGACCACCAGTAATCTCTTGGACTGGACTACTGTAATTTATAAAGTTGTTCTGTGCACACTGACCAACATCATTATCACCAGCCAACCATAATGTATTGTCAGTTTTAATAAAACCAGTTGTATTGCCGTCTGCAATCTTCCTTTGATATACATTCAAATTGCTGAAATATGTTATGGCAGTCAATATACCAGTTGAATCCAATCCAGCTTGTCCTTGATTATTAGATCCAAATACATAAATACCATCCGGCATAACAGTCGGTGTAGGTGTGGGAGAAGATGTTACCGTAGGTGTAGGAGAAGCCGTTGTAGTAGGTGATTCCGTAGGTGTAGGACTCTCTGTGACCGTAGGTGTAGGAGATTCTGTTACCGTAGGTGTAGGACTCTCTGTTGTTGTCGGTGTAGGACTTGCTGTTACTGTAGGTGCTATAGTGGACGATGCAGTCGGTGTCGGTGTAGGTACAAAAGCACTTACACTCGGTGTAGGTGTATTCGTTGCACTTGTAGGACTTGGACTTGGACTTGGTGGAATTGCAATAGCCGATCCTATGCCTGAACTTCCAAATTGAATACTTGGGAAATCAATCCAAGTTCTGGTGCTATCCAACATAACCGGAGAAGATGTATTAGTGTTATAACCACCCGGACTCAATATAGGTGCTGCCGTTCCAGTGCCCCACAATGTTCCATCATTCTTAATATACAATGTATCATTAGAAACAACTCTCATAGCAGTCCATTGAGCATTCTGCTGAACCGGACTTGACTTATTAATTATGGTGTTATCACCAAGCTGACCTTCTCCACCTCTACCCCACATCCAATAATTATTCGATGTATCTTTGCCTAATGCCGTAAAGTTGCCAATTTCTATGTCAGACCAAGTTTTATTATTTGATAGTATAGGACTGTTATTAGAAACAGCAGTGTTATTACCAAATATACCACTAGTACCATTACCCCAAGCCCAAAGGCTTCCATCCTTCTTAATAGCAAAAGCAGATGTATTGCCACCAACTACTCTAGCCCAATCTGTTCCTGCACCAATTTGTGTCCAACTAGATACAGATACGGCACTACCTCTACCACCCTGACCTTGATTAGATGCACCTGTAGACCACAATCTACCAGAACTATCCACTGTAAATGCTGCACTAGAAGCCAAACTTATATCAACATAAGTACCAGCAATTTGAACAGGACTAGAACGATTAACAACATCATCTAATCCAAGTTGTCCACTACCATTGTTGCCCCAAACATACAAACTACCATCATTCTTCAATGCTATGGTAGCTCCACCACCTGATAATGCATTAACCCAATCATTGCCACTTCCTACCTTAATTACACTACTAACACCAACTGTAGAATTATTTCCCAAAGAACCAGTTGTATTTTGTCCACACATCCATAAAGATCCATCAGGTCTCAACCATACGGTCTGATTGCCACCACCCATGTTGGTAAAATAATTGAGATTGAAATAGTTATTGAAGCTCTGAACGTTAGCAAGTCCACCAGTATTCAACTGCCCAAATGGATTATTACCCCAAACATATAAATATGCAGGATTTAAAGTAGGTGCAGGTGTAGGTGTGGGAGTAGCTGTAAATGCAATAGTAGGGGTAGGACTACTAGTAGGGGTAGGACTATTAGTAGGAATAGGTGTAGGCAAACTAGCAGATCTACTACTACTTAGACCTGCATGCAAAAGTAATAAACTAGTTGAAGCTAACACCATTTGTTTATCCTATTCCGTCCGTAAGACAGAGCCAACCACCAGTTGATCCACTAAGAGGCAAATTCGATAAATATAAGAAAACTACACTGTGATTCTGACTCAATGTTATTGAATTACCATGACCTTCCCAATATAACCTATAACCAGCTGTTCCACTTGCATTGTCTTTATGCAAAGTAATTGTGCTAGTTCCTATGTTCACTAATCTAAATTGTTGACCATTAGCAGCACCATTTAAAGTAGAGAAATTAAAAATACTATTAATATCTACATTGCTTGTCTGATTTATTGCAAATACATTGCCAGCATTATTGACACTCTGAACACTTAGATTTCCATTACCATCAGGTGCCCAGCTCGTTGTATTTGCTGCCGGTGGATTTACCGTCATACTTGTGTTATAACAAAGCTTGGTAGATTTCAACCTTATATTACAATCACCACCTACATAGGTTGATTGTGCACCCGGACTCGTTTCACTAAAACCATAACCACAGAAAACATTTATATTACCACTACTAATAGTATTTTGCATACCAAATGCAAAAGTTCTACTGGAATTTCTTAACCTATTATTAAAACCAACTGCAACAACATCTAAACAATTATCAAAGTAAATTTGATACAACGGACTAGCTATCGGTGTCATACTCAAAGAAGCAAGCTGGAATGTATTTGAAGTCCCATTCCATGCAACATTACTATAAGCCAACCTTTCAGATACTCTAACATTTCCAGTGGTTCCAGCCACTAGATAAGTCAATACTATATAACCACTCTGAAAATAAGAAGATATGTCAGAAGGTGGAGTTATACTATAATTGTTTCCACCTGTGTTTGTAACATCAAATACACCACCACCAATTTCATTTGTATTCCCGGCACAATAAGTGTTGTTTCCCGAAATAACGTTGTCTCTACCTACACTAAATGCTGGACCACCACCAATTACTGAACTAATGCTACCAGCTGTTTTATTGTTAGTGCCATAACCATATCCACCTGCCCAAGCCTGTTCTAAATAACCATAAGCAAAACTACAAGGGTCAACCGTGCCACATACTTGATTTTGATCACCAATTGCATATGCACAGCCTGCTAATTTATTGTTATTACCGACACAGTATCCTTCGGCTGGTGTCGAACTAGGACCGGCAATAACTTGATTTAAAGTACCTATAGTGGCATTAGACTGAGGTTGCATGCCTGCTGCCCATAATTCGGCTACAGTGCCCTTAAATGCATCACCGGATGCAGGGCCACTATAAGGCACTACATCCGTTGATACTGGTGTTCCATCAGTTAGCTGGTAAATTAACCTATTGTCAGCCATGTTACGTTACCTTTTGTTCTATTTTACTTATTCTATTTTCATGCTCTTCAAGCTTGTCCATTACTTTATCTATAAGCTCTACAACCTTATCTTGACTGGCAACTAAACGGTCCAAGCTTTTTTCCAACTTATCTACCAATTCAAAATGTTTCTTTTGCTGTGGTGCATAAATCTCCCAATAAAATATATTGGCAATTTTGTATACTACAATGGCCAATGCTATTGTTGAGACAATAGGAAACCCAACCGTTTGAATTAAATTATGCCAGTCCATATTACTCCTACTTAGAAACTCTGGTTAATACTTTTTCTAGAATCCACAATCCAATCGTAACCCAAATGGCTGGTGTAAATTGTTTGGCTTCACTATTACCTTCATCCAATGCAGCAGTTAAACACTCTTCAATGTTATCCGTGGAAACAGTTTCACTGTATGTTGCAGTTTTACTGAACATGTCCCAACAATACTTCAATACCTCTAAAGCGGCATCGATAACTTCTTTTGTAAATTTTAAATCACCCTTGGCAAACTTAAGCAAAACCAGTAAACTCTCTGATGGAAAATACATATAACACCTCAGTTAATAAATGACCTATACTAACTTAGAAATCCCAAACAATTTTCCTGCGCATAAATCCATTGAGTCCACTAAATGCAAAACTATCTCTAGCACCTAACATGCGGGAAAATGTATCGCCTTTACATAGGAATGTTGCTAGGTTGGCTCCCATAGGCGCTGGATTACTTTTACCCATATATTCGCCCCAAGAATTTTCTATGAAGAAATATAAGTCACTACCAATCCATGTATAACCAGAACACATCATGCAGTGCGCCCAACTACCTTTAGGATAACATATACCTGATTTATCTCTAGTTGTTGTAAAGCCTTGAGAACTACAAACACAAATACCATAACCTTGACTCAATGCTTTTCTGGCTTCATCTATATTTCCGATAAGAGTAGTGTTAGTAATTTTATGTTGCTTAATATACGTTTCGAGTTTATCAGGTATGCCTCTTAAACCCCACTCTCTTGCCAATGGTATGTCATACTTGGACAAATCATATCCTTCATAGATACCTTGGTCTAAGCATCCATATTCAGTTGAAAACTTAGCTGCCCAAGCACCAATACTTCCATCGCCTCTGCCTAATTGCCCTTTACCTATTTCGACCCTACTACCAGCATATGTCACAGTTCTAGATAATAGTTTAAAGGTCTCTGGGTCACCTGCAACTATTTCCTGTAGGTTTGTATACTCAATAGCCCTACATGTTCCGAATCCCACACAGCTGCCTAGATTACCTTGTTGCATTACTGGTAGCGTTGGTTGCCCCGTTATGTTTGCACAATTGCGCCATAAAGCCACTTCTCTAGGTATATCGCCCAATACCATGCGTCCTGCTGGAGTGTCTCCAAAGGTCTTATATGCAAGCGTATCGACTACCGCTTCTACTGCAGCACGATCATCAACCCAACCTGCATCAAAGTTATTCGCTTCCAACCATTTAATTTCATCCGTCATGTTATAGCCTCCCCAGAATATCTACTATGTTAGTCAATACTTTCTTGGCATTGTTTTTATCCAATGATACATCAGGATTAATTCCAAACTGATTTGATAGTTCATCTTTTAATACAGACCTTAATGCCCCACCTTCACCAACAGCTAGTTTGCTAGTCAATTTATCTTTTATAGATGTATTTAAGTCACCAACAATATTTAGACTATCTACATCCTTTAATACTGCTTTAAATCCATTCAACATTTTTTCTTTGTATTGTAGTTTATTGGGGTCGGCATCTGCACCATATACACTCTTTAATATTTCTTCTAACTCGTTATTGGGCTTAGGGTTATCACCAACAACAATAGTAGTGAATACAGGGTCGCTTAGTTTATTATCTATGGCGGTGTAGGCAAGTAGTTTATAGCTACCTGACTTGCTTGAGGTTAATACCAGCTGTTTTTTATCTTTGAGTAGGTTTTGGTCTAAGAAGAATAGACCTTCAGTTAGCGGGACATACTTTACATCCAGCGCTTTTGTATCGGGTGTTATAACTAGGAATTGTCCTACTGGGACAATATATTGGGGTTTTAGGCTCAGGTCTTGTCCCCATATGAGCATTGTCAATAATAGTGTTTTCATATCCTATATATGACTGTTTTAGATTATTCAGTTATAAATATTAGATGTAAAATTTCTATGAAACCACTAAGACTATAGGGATTATATTTTTATATCCAAATAACAAAGGTAAATAAAAAACCCCCCTAGGGGTTAGCCTAGGGGGGTTTAGGGTTAGGAGGATGAATTGGAACCCCATACACCGTCTGCGCAATTGGGACGCCTATGAGTCCATTCCCATGAGCACACTGTGGATTCATCTGTTAGTGCTGGGTGGCTTTCCCAATGTCGGCTTCTATCAAACCGGTCATTGTCGCCTTCAATGGGCTTGAAAATATATGACCCAGCATACTGTGTGTTAGCCTGAACTACTTCAAACATACGCATTGACGTATCCTCTGTGTCGCACCGTGTTGTCAAAGAGTGGGACCTAGTTATGGTCCATGCACTCATTATACCACACCTCACAACCTTGTCAAGAAAATTTTTGTAAAATTTTGTTATACTAAATACCTGTATAAAACAACAAATCCGTATCATACCATACACATTTTATCCAAGTCAATCCCATTTTACTTAATTTTTTTTAAGGAAGCGAAGCTTCTGAGCCTTAAGAAAAATTTATTTTATTGGGCTTGAAATTGGAATTGGTGTGGGCTATAGTGAGTGTGTAAGGCATGGGTTGCCTGACTTAAAGCAACTGGAGGTTGACATGTATACGCTGGAAGAAGTTAAGGCTCTTGGTGAACAAACTCAGTACCCTGCTACGGTTTATCGGTATTGCAATGTGTCACCATCAATGTTTGGCGGATACAATAAAGAAGTATGGTGGGTTGTGACAACTTTTGAATGGAATCGATACCGTCAAGAAGTGCAAAAAACCAAATTGACATACAAAAATAAAAAAGAAGCCATGAAGAATTTTCCTCATGCTGTCCACATTGAAAACAAATGTAATTGCAAAGGCATCAAACACAGAAACTGTTGCAACCAAAAATAAATAATTTACCAACAGGGGGCTTCGGCCCCCTTTATTTTTTTTAAATTATTTTTATACTAAACCTATCCATTATGCATGCTACTCAAAATTTATTTAGACTATTTTTATCTCAAATTTTTTTATATTCAAAATAATTTTAGACTATTTTTATCTAGTTAAATTTGTTATAAACATACTTGGTTGGGCGCAATATATTTATACCTTATAAACGTAGTGAACATTGCAAAAAACACTACAAAATACGGGGTTTTTATACATTATATATAGTTATTATGTGATTAGGAGGGTGGGTATAAGGGGGGGGCCATACTTAAATCGGACAAAGTTGTCTTATTATGATCAATGGCTACGCCGTATTTGAGTAGATAAAATAAGGTTGAATGGTTTAAAAATCTTCTTGACTTTTGATTTTTTGTGGCTAGTATGAGTGCAGACATCCAGCAGTTTGGTTGTCGTGCGACAGAGGAAATGGTCATGACGAAAATTGAAAAAGCGATTAATGATGCTCAGACTGAACTGGTGACACAGTGGTGTGCGAGGAATGAGCGTGTGCCTAGCATTGACAGTGATGATATGCTAGAGAAAGGTTGGGGATTGTGGTTGGAAATGGAAAAAGCGTTGAGTGAAAAAGAGGAATTGATCTTCAATGAGGATGGGGATGAAATAATCAGCAACGCTATGACAGTGGCTCTGTGTGAATGGATTAAAAATCATGAGGGCAAAATGCCTAAGAAAAGCAGCGGTGATCTCATTGAGAAGGGATTGGCTTTTTGGCGGGAGGAGAAGTGCAAAGCTAAAAAGCGTCAGACTTTAAAAATAACCAAAGAAGATCACGAAGAAATTCAAGAAAACTTGATGCATTATAAAGATTTGTTGTTGAAAGCGATGCATACCGGTGAAGATAAACCTCGAATTGATACGCTGATGGGCAAAGCGTTCTTTTTGTTGACTACTAAGCACGTTGTGATCAAATATGTAGACAGCTATTGAACCACAGCTGAGTCGCACCAGTTTGGGGAATCCCCTTCAGTGTAAAAACTGGAGGGGATTTTTTTAAATATTTTACTTGAATTTTTAAAAGTATGGTCTACTATGCATGTGTAGTCCACTCCGGGCTGCTTTTAACTGCGACGAGGATTTTAACATGGCTGAGAAAACAGGAATTACTTGGTGCGACTCAACGATTAACTTTTGGTGGGGGTGCGTTAAAATTAGTGAGGGTTGCAAATTCTGCTATGCAGAAATAGAAAATAGGCGGTATCAGCGTGCTGGTTGGGGACCTGATTCTGAAAGGACTTGGATAGTAGGTGCGCCTGCATTAGCTAAAAAATTAAATAAAAAAGCGATTGCAGAAAACAGAGACATTGTTGTGTTTTCAAATTCCATGGCTGATTTTTTTGAAGACCATAAGTCTTTAGAAAAATTTAGAAATGAAGCTTGGCATATTATAAAAACCAACAATCGGATCAAATGGTTGCTTTTGACAAAACGGTCGGATAATATTATCAAGATGTTGCCAGAAGATTTCTTCGCTGGTGGCTATTCCCATGTCAACCTTGGCGTGACCTGTGAAAGTGCTGATTATGTTTATAGGTTAGATGATTTGCGGGCGGTTTCGGAGTGGGGCGGTATTCGTTGGGTTTCCTATGAGCCTGCTATAGGTCCTATTCATGACGTTGTTGATTTGACAGGCATTTCGTGGATGATTTATGGCGGTGAATCTGGTCGGTCTCTAAGTGGTTACAGGAAGGATTCTGATGACTGGGCATTGGGGATCAAAGCAAAATGTGATGCTTTGGGTGTCGATTTTTTCTACAAGCAGAACAGCGGTTTGTCTAGAGATTTGTCCGACAAACTGTTAGGGACAGAATATAAAAAATTCCCTAAATTTTCATTAGTCTAAATGAGCCTCCCTGTCGCAGGGGTGTAGTGGTGTGTAGCCACTGAGCGGACCAAGAGCTTTTTGTTCTTGGTCCGCTTCTTTTATTTTCGAATGAAAAAAACTTCTTGACTTTTGATTTTTTGTGGCTAGTATGAATGCAGACACCCAGCGGTTTGGGTGTCGTGCGACTGACTCGAGGTTATTATGCAAAAGACACAAAAGACACAAACATGCTGGACGTGCGATCAGAATGATTCATACTGCCGCTGCAAGCGCTGCAAAGATTGTCATCGGACCGGGCATTTTGAGAACTATGGAGACGTAGTTTGCATTACATGCAAAGAACAAGCACAAAAACTACTGAGCCACAGCTGAGTCGCACCGGCGTGGAAAGTCCCCCTAAACTGTAATGGTTTAGGGGGATTTTTTTTATTGATAACCTTTTTCTTTTGCCCAGTCCTGAACAATTTTAAAGATTTCATCGTGTTCGTCGGTTGAGATTACTTTGAAGCCGCTTTCTGTCAGTAGCATATCGATGCATTCGCACAGGTAGTTGGCTTCTTCTTCGTCTAGTCCTAAGTTATTGATTTTGACTGCTTCTTCGATGTATTCGTCATCGATGAATTGAGCAACGCTCATGGTATCCATCAGCAGCGTTTCAACGACTTCTAACGCATAAGTTCTGATGATATGTAATCGACTACAATCGCCCACTATTCCTCCACTGGTGACATTTGGGGTTTCCCTGATGTTACCCAGCCGAATTGATTGGGCGGAACAATTGGATCTTGGATAATGATCACGTTGGTTGCTCCGAAGTCAACAAACTTTTGATTCGCCAGTAGGGCCGTTACTTCTGATACAGTTAATAATTTTGTCATTGTTTTTTGCTCCTATATTATTATAGGTTATCTGCCCCTCTCTATCAAATTTGCTCTTGAATCAAAAGGTCTGATATTTTTAAAATGAAGCAAAGGTATCAATTTTTCGATATCGCCTTCAGCACGACTGAGGGGGCATAGATGGTCCAAACTCCATGTCTTCTTTTTGGGATCATATCTTCCGTAGTTTTTCCACGACATTCCTCGGGTAAATTGCGCAGCAATCCATGCTCTGAATTGTTGTGCTGAACAACCTAGGTGCTCGATGTAGCCATTGTAGAACGGCTCTCTCATCGCCCTTCTTAGTTTATTTGTCTGCTGCTGCTGAAGTCGCCAGCATGCATCATTTGCCATTCTATATCTTGCCTTAGCCGCTAGTTCTTGTTTGTATTTTTCTCTATGTTTTCTAACAGCTAATTTAATTTTTTCCCTGTGTTCTTCAAGTGTTCCCGAAATCATGATTCGCATTTTGGCTCTAGCCCATTCTTTTTTTTGGTCTCGCATAAAATTATCCTTTCTGTTGGATAACTTAACATAGTTAGTGTAAGCAGTTTTTTGATTTAAAATATTTGCTAATTTTTGTTAATTTTTTTGGTGTAAATTTTTATTTTTAAAAATTTTTGTTTTATTAATATAATAAGGTATGGGGAAAAAGCAGTTTAAAAATTATGCTTTTGAAAAACATTTGGATGCATTTTGCTTTAGCACATATGCGCCCTGCCAAAACATTTACGTCTGGTTAAATCAAACAACTGATTTTTACAATATCGGCTTTAAAAATCCTGAAACTAACAAACCGCAGTATGTTCATACGAACACCAATCTACTTGAAAAAGTTAACAGCAATCTTTTAAATAATTACAAAACTCTTATTCCTAATTATCAGCTGTTATCTCACGAGAAGAATGAGATTAAGTTGTATCGAGGTGGGAAGTTTGAAGATTTACGGCAAATTAGGGAATTAGATGGTTCTGTGCCTTCTGATATTTGTTACATCAATCCTGATTGTGATGTAAAACAAGATTTTATGACTGCACAAGATGCTGATATGGCTTGGGACATGTTTGAGCAGGTTATTGGCGTTAGTGTTTACAATGAGCGATCTAATGGAGGTAAAGGACTTCAAGGTTTGTTAGGGGTTAAATATTCATTGTCGTCCAGTTGTTTTGCCAAAACGACAACGTATGATGAAGCTGCTGAAAATTTCAAACATACGCTTAAGAAGTTTTTTGAATTGTTTACAAATATTTGCAAGCTGAACAGTATTAACATTTCGGAGTTTGAAGTTAAAGGTTTGCCTTCTACTATAAAAGTTGATAAAGAAGGTTTTGTAACGGAATATGTTAGGGGTGCACTGGGTCAAATTCCTAGACATTTGGTGCGAAACAGTGAACAAATCCGAAATACTGGTGTTGTGACTTTTGAGAAAATTGAGGAATTAATTACGGTT